CCAATAAGAGGGATCATCACTATAAGAATAATACCAGTCATGCGATAATAGTTGTTTCTTGAATTCTTGTTTCGTTTCGCTCATTGCTATTCCTTTCCGCACATATCGCATGCGATGTCATTATCGCAATCATTGTAAATGCGTTCGCTATCTTGTAGCGGTTCTCTGCTCAACATTGTGGCCAAACAACCACCACACATATATACCGGGTCTGAATCATTGTTGACATGTACGCTAAAGTTCCCCGGTTGGAACATATACTTTCTCATTGCTATTCCTTTCGCTTTCATTGTGGATTGTCACAGTGTTGTCCATAATAATCCCAGTTGCACTGGTCATCATCATAATAGAAACAACGATACTCGTAGCAACCATCTCCCACGTACCACTCACAGCACTCCCTAATCTCATATACCTCGCACCATTCAGCGCGGTGCTCATAGGGTGGCTCATTACAACCCTCGACCTCTCCTTCAACATAGTGGTCATGGTAATGGACTCGTTCTTCTTCCTCTGTCTCATCCACCACGATAACACATCCGTTAATAAATAGCAAGCAAATGATCGCAAATTTTTTCATCTTAAACTCCCTCAAACCACAGTATACTTATCCAAATCCTGCGCACACCGCGCAGGATAAACAAATGCCATCACACCCTTATCAACAATCGTTGTCATTGTATCGCCCAGCAACAAGAATGCCTCATTGACAACACGTATGTTTTTCGACGGTTTTTTTCCTATATAGACAGCATATCGCTGATTCAATGAGCATCCACTATAGACATACTCAAACCACACTAAGTCACCCGGTGATATATCTAACGTTGTCAATCTTTTTTCTCCTTGTCTGGGTGTGCAGGATATATCCTACAAAAAATGTCTAGACATATATATGCCAAACAGAATACAGCAACCGACTTAAGCACCATGCTTCACCTTCGCCGCCCGTGACGCTTCTTGTGCCGCCTCCCTATCGGCGCGCTTTTGCGCCTTTGCATTTCTTCTATTTACTGCTGACTTTTTCCAGGCTGACATGTCATCGTTCCTCTGTTCTCTGCTTTGGTGCAACCATTGCGCACGTCGTTTCTCATTCGCTTCTTTGGTGAGTCTAATCGTTTCCATCGTGTGGTGGTCCTTTCTCTACAGATTGTTTAAAGCAACAACCCCAATTAATATTACAGTTACCATCATCATTACAAAGCCAACATTCATTACTATGTCTGTCATTGTCTTATCCTTTCCCTTCGCATTTAGATATCATAATCGTGGTAGTGTTCTAAATCCCACTTGTAAGCGTAGGAGTAATACTGTGGTGCCTCAGAGACAAGACGCCCATCGTCACACAGCACCCCCTGCCAACGCACCTTATACGTCACCTCATGCTTGCCCAATACGAACCCAATAGCATCTGTAAGTTTGTGCTTTACTAGGCACCCTTTTCTAATGTCACCCAAGGTGCTGTCGTCATCAAAATTAAGACTCATGATATTTCTCCTGCGTCCAGCAACGCTTGTGCTGTACGACCATAGTGTCCTTGTAGTACCCACGCCATGCCGGTATCTACCAATCCTTGAAAGAAGTCAATCACTTCTTCGTACTCCATCTCGCCATTCTCGTAGGCGATAATATCATTAATCATTTTCTTTTTTCTCCGTTTGTATCTCTTGTATATCCACTTACAAACCAGCCATAAGTATCTGACAAGTGTTCGAGTATTGCCTCATTAAATTGTTCTTCATTTTCTAATGAGTAAGCATCAAGTTCTGCTATATCGATTGTTGCGTTTTCTGGCAAATCAACTTCTTCGCCATCTGTTTCCCAATCAATTTCACATATTTTAATCGTGTTTTCCATCTTATTTTTTCTCCAATCCTAGCCATTCCTCAATCTCATTGCCGAGTGATTGACTAATCAGTTCTTCTTTTGATACTGATGCTGCATACTTCGCTCTAGGCATCTTATACCATCTCCCTGGTTCTTCCTCTGAGAAGTCCTCCAGGATATACCCATTACACCACATCCTCAATTGAGACATTGCATAGGGGCACCTAAGTTGTGAGTGCAAAGTTTGCAAATTTTGCATCTGCTCTCTCCCTCTTCGCCAGTAAGATGGATCGTCACTATAAGCATGATACCAATCGTGCCCTTTTAATTGTTTAACAAACTCTTGTTTCATTTTGCTCTCCTATAAAGTTCTTCATCCCACACCTCTATCACCACGTCGTCGGATAACTGCCTGACAGATACAAATCCTTCGTTCTCGTCGAGTGGTCCTCTCAATTCTAGAACTTCGACTTTTCCGGATTTAAAACCATCATCTTCGGGATTATCCCACCACACAATATCACCAACTTTTAAGTTTCTCATCTCACTCTCCTCTCTCCCTAATAGCAGCAAATGATATTCGTGGTGTGTCGCGGTGGCGGCAGGGCGGCCCTTGAATTCAAACCACTTAACCCTTACATCACCATATTTGTTTGTCTCTGGTAGGGTCGCAATTATAATGCCCCTAGCAGCGCTGCCATCCTTATCAGTGCAATGGAATGATACCAAGTCACCAACTTTCAAATTACCTATACTCTCTGGATATATCGTCACTGTCATCTCTTAACTCTCTCTCTTTTTTTTGGGGCATTTTTCTGTGGGCCCTTTTTAAATCTGTCAAAATTTCTTAGCGCTCTATCGAACGTGCCTGCTCGGGCATTTTGCGTTCCCCACATGTGCGACTTACATTCGGGGTAGGGGGAGGGGGGATCCCCCCCCTGCTGTTAGCGCTTCGCCTTCAAGTTTGGATTAGCACAACTAAGAAAGCATAACAGTTCTGTTTCATTCCTCTCATAGTAACAATCGCTACACACTAAGGTACCTTGTTCATCCTCGATGATGCTGGTTTCATATTCATTAGCATCACATATGTTACATGTATCATCTTCATCTGTGTCTTTATGTATTGGCATAACTGTATTGTCTTTCTTTGTTTAAGTTTATTATTTTTATGTATCGAGTAAATGAATTAGACTACGTGGTCTAACTGTTCCATGTGCACGTGCCATCGTAGCAGGTTAACACCATCAAGGATAGCGGCGTCTGGATTAGGGTTAGATAAGACCCACTCTTGTTCTAGTTTGCTAGGGGGTAATGGTGTGTTCATATATGATTGCTTTCTTAGGTTGATGGTTGATGTACGTTGTTGTCTTAGGTGCTGAGAGAGTGTCATATTATTTCTTCGCTTTCTTTGAGGGTGAACGTTTCTTTTTTAATTCTTTTGTATCGCCGATGATATCAAAGACCATCTTAAGATCGCTAGGCGTTACATAGCGTTGCGCCTGGTAGCGCTCTTTGAGTTTACCGATGTCTTCTTTTTGATCATCGGTCACACTGCGATATTCAGAGATATAAGTAAGCACACCGTAAAGGCTGCCTATCTTATTTCCCCCGTATCCGATTGTATTATATGTCCAAGGCATATTACTGTTCTCCTTTCCCTGGGATACCCCAAGTCACTACGGCCTCGTTGGCCAGGGCGTTTAGTTGTTTTTCGATGTTATGTATTGATATGTTAGCGTGCGCAAGGTTCTTTCTATAGCGAGTGTAGGTTGCGCCGGCATCGTTATTGGGATCCTCACAGGAAAGAGAATGTTCTAAATCCTTTTTATATTTTTCGATAAGATATAATAGGTCTCTCGGGAAGGTCGCCTTCCCTGGGGTGTATAGCATGTGTAAGGTTACTTGTCTCATTGTTCTTCTTCTCCTAGGGATTAGTTACGAGGCGGGTGATCATACCCGCGACGGTTGGACATCTCGTTAGTTATAACTGCAAACAGTTTAACAAGGTGCGAATCACTAAGCAGGTTGGCTTCACTGATCAGGTCGCGGACGATGACATCAACCATCGCTTTAGCGTGGTCTTCTTCGGTAATCAGTCTTTCTTTTTTGGGCATGTTATTCTCCATGGTATGCAGCGATCACTTCGCTGTGCTCTGTTGCGGTGTCGTAATTGTCCTCGGGATACGCTGCGGCGTAATCTGCGTCATCTTTGCGGCGCAGTTGCTCCGCGCAAATAGCAAGGTAAAGGCGGGACAAGTTCTCGTCGGTAATGTCCCCTGGGTTGCGGCACAGGTCGCCTGCGATAATATTGATCATAGGGCGTCTATGTCCTTCAGAAAATGTTTTGCCATGGTAATTCATATCGTTTCTCACTTCCAAGATCATCAAAGTGATCTCTTTCTAGGGGTTATAATAACCATATCACGCCCAGATCACCCTGTCAAGTATAATCGACGTGCAGATCTGTCTTTTTTTTGTTCAATTATATCAAATACTTAGAGGATCGCCGTAAACCCGCATTAAATAGCGCTTATTTGCAACCCCCTAATATATATAAGGAAAAAAAATGCTTAAAATAGGTTGCTTTTTTCCCTAAAATGTGCTTAATACCACTCCACTATTCGCCTTTTTCGCTTACCATCCTAGAATCTCGCCTTTTCATTGCATCTTTTATTATAAACCCCATAGAACATGGAGAGCATAACCATAAAGGGATATAAGCTTACTTATGGGTATAAGAAGCGAGAGCGCGGTCTTTGGTGGGCAGGCAATTGCTTATCTTCATTAGGCCAATCTCTCCCATTACCAGGATAAGATTTCCTCACTTCCTTGTACGCCATGGGCGTCTTCGCTTTCATTATTTCTCTAGCGAACTCAATAAGAGTATTGTCCCAGTGTTCTCCAAGTATACCACGCTCGTGCATCCACTCTTCTTCCATCTGTCTCACATACCCGTTAGGAGTACACTTCCCCCAGTATATGATAGTGGTGGGTTTTCCAAATACTTCTTTGCATTGCGACCGATTGCACTTATGGGTGCCCAACGGTTGACACTCTCTTATGCTGAGACTCTTGCACGATGGACACGCCTCTCTTTCAACTGGTTTCTTGTCGCTTAATGTTTTTATTGGATCAAACCCATCACCTTGGTCATAAAGAGCATCTATCTTCTCTCTTGCCGCCTGCTTCTCTGGATCTTTATATGACATTGGCTTATTCTACTTCTATTCCCAGTTTGCGCAATTCATAACGGTATATCGCCTTATACTTCAATCCAGTAGGGTGGGACTTTACCAAATACGTATCACTTTGATTTGTTAGTGCCCATTTAACTTGTTGCAAAACCGCGCCATATATACTCCTATCAACACAAGGCAAATCGTAATACGATGCGTAATTAATCAAAAACCTTTCAGCAGCCCCTTTCTTTTCTGCATGCGTAAATCTACACGCAGCACCACTTTTGTTTAGCTTCTTTGCCATCTTATGAATCACACGCGACAACAATTCCATATTCTCTGGTTTTCCTATCCATTCCATATCTCTCTCACTCCCTCTCTTGTGCCCTTAACACGTTACAACCTTCTTCAATATAGCGCTTATCAAGCCAATGACAATATTCATTATAACCTAATACATAAACCCTATATGAATCTGGTCCTTTATCCTTATCTATATCCACAACCATTCCTATCTCTTCTGGATATTCTTTATCCGCAAGAAGGGTTCCTGTTGAAAGCCATTACTTAATCTTCTTTTTAATCTTTTTCTTTTTCATTCTTTATTACTCGCCTCTTATTATGCGACCCTCAAATGTTTTAGTTAACGTAGATAGCGAATCCTCGGCTTCCGCCAAGCATCTTGTTTGGTCTTTCATTATATCCAACAACTCTGGGTGGTCTCCAACCGCCAAGGGGTCTGTTAGATACAACTCCAAGGTGGCCGCATGCTTCTTTATCTGCGCCTCATAGTGAGACTTGAGCGCCTCATAGAAACCGACATTAATTTGTTTATTCATCTTATCTTCCTTTTCTTTCTTTATATTATATATTGTTTAGAGCGACGATCCCTACCATTATTAGAGTTACCATCATTGCCACAAAACCAATATTTATTACTACATCTATCATTATTTCACTCTTCTTCTAAGGCGAGCAACATTTCATCAAACTTCTTCCTTGATAGGCTGCAAACAACATCATTACGTCCTGCGATACCATCATATATATCCTTTCCCGGTAGTGCATTAATATACTCTATTATCTTTTTCTTTTCGGTGTCGCTCTTTGCGGCCGAATCTATCATAAAGCATCTGCTCTCTTCCGCTGCCTTTACCAACCGTTCTAGTTCTTGCATCTGAGACTGAGCATCTTCTAATTTCTTCTTCATGTCTCGGCATTTCTGCACTGAATTTGCGTGATGTTGATAGTGTCTAGCACTCAACATTCGCACCCGCTCTGTTTCTTCTAGAGCGTTATCATAGTTAGTAAGCAATCGCATTAAGAATGTGACACCCGCAATGGGTCGCTTGCGCAAGTCTTTTATCTCTCTGTGTGAAAGAGGAATCTCTTTGAAGGGTTGTTTTTTCTGTGGGGCATGCATTTATTCCCCCCGCGTTATCAATCCAGCGAATTCCCTCATATCCTCAATCGCCTTTAGTTTGAATCGCAGATTAGATAAGTCAGTTTGGAATCCTGCCCAATCCTTCCAGACCTCAAAGGGTATATCTTTGCCTCGCACATCGGGGATGTCTCCATCTCCTTCTGGGGGTTGCAGCGTGTCCAATAATTGCTTTATCCTTTCCGCCGATGCAACAATCTTATCAATATCACTCTTTGAAGACGCAATTGTTCCTGAAAGAGTCCTGGTTCCACCGCCCGGTATTGACAGTTCAAGTTCTTCTCTGATTATCTCTTGCAATTTTGATTTGGTGATTTTCATTTTCTGTTTCTCCCGGTTAACCATTAACAGCCACCCTTACAGCGTTCCTTACCCTGTCTATGTATCCAGAGTCGCTCTCAGGGAAACTGATTTCGTTTCTAAAGTCTATAATCCTAAGCATGGTATCCATGAAGGGGTATCGCTCTCCAAGTTCCTCAGAGAGCAACTCCATCGCCTTCAGTTGCTTCTTTCTGGCGAGCGCGAAGACATCTCTAGGCGCAATCCCAAGGGCGGTAAAGTCATCCTTCAGGGATCTAAGCATCTCAAACTGCTTCATGTATCCAAAGAATTGCCACACTATCAGTTCCACCTTTTGAACGGTGGACATTTGTGATAACACCTTGGGCAAATACATTGTACCTAACGCGACATGTCTCGCTTCATCTCTTTCATACATTACCAGCAAATCGGATAGGATCGGATCCACATTCTTCTCTCTCACCAGTTTAAACAGCGTGAGCGCCATTGGTTCCACCATGAGTTGCATCCCCAAGAGCATCTTGGCCACCGTATCGGCTTCCAATATGGACCCCAAGAATTCCTCTGCGTTCTTCTCTATCTTATCTGGCACGTGCCCAAGTAGTTCAAGGTAATCTCTCATAACATAGTAGTGCCGCGCCTCATCGTGCGCCTGCGAGGTCGCCGCCATCCGTGCCGCATCATTATCCAAGGTGAATGCTAGAGCGGAAGAAATCTTCCAAGCTGCTAACTCTCCCCACAAGATGATACCAAATATGTTTTGCAACGCTTGAGCGTCATCATCGGACATATTTGGGGTACCGTGCTTCTCTATGCACTCCTGCAAAAACTCTTTGCCATCCCAGATATTCTTCTGACCTTTGTGATATAGCTGCTCTATTTTGGTGTCTAGTTCAGTCATTTTTTCCCGATCCTTCTTTACTGGTCTACCACAACCACATCCATATGCCCTGTGGCGACATCACCTTCAGTGGTTGTAGTAAAATTTATTCGCTTCGCGGGTGGTTCACCTTCTGGTGTTTCTAAATACTCCACCTCAATCTCAACCATATTTACTATATCATCGTAGGTCCACTCTCCCGGCATCATACCAGAGCATACAATGGCCTCCACATAAAGATCTTCTTCCTCTCTCTGCACCGCTGAAGGCAGAAAGCGATGCACGTATCCTGGTTCCATCTCCGGGCTACCAATTCCTCCGTGAATGGAGAATCCAACCATCGCAGATCCCTGGACACCCGACATAACAAGTTCAACTGAGGTGAAATCCCCTTCATCAAATCCTTCAATGCTGGTAGGGGAATCATCAATATTTCTTACCTCTCCAATGTCCCCGCTAAGAAGACTGCCCACAATGTCAACAAAAACGTCATCGGAATTAGAAAAGAATCCATACTGCTGATATCTTATCATCTGCGCCTGATCTGGCGGAGAGTCGTATTCCCTTTGCGTCATGCACCCCGAAAGGAATGCTAGTGTCATAATAAATGCTAATATGTTTTTCATGCTTTATGCTCCTTGTACTTGCTTTATCTTCTCTTCTAGGTGCTTAACCAGTTCACGAACATTAGCAAGTTCATTTTGTCTCATATAAGATGTGAATTGTTGGAGGTAAGGGCGCATATACGGCCGACTGCGCGCACCCTGAAACTCTGTCCCGAAAATACTCGGTGCCTCATAATTAAACCGCGTGAGGCGCTCTATTATGCCATCAATGTCTTGTTCCGTAACTATTATTTGCCCTTCAAAAAACTTTCTCCTTATCTCTTCCTTTTGCGGATCGTCGTAATCTGGTGGTTCTGTTTCGGAGAAGTTTGGGGTGTTAGACCAGTTATATAAATCAGTCTTCACGGCAATCATAGCATCTCTGCGTGGATATCCTTCCGAAGAGAGTTCTCCGCGCTCTAGCATGTTAACAACTTCCGCAAGTCCCGGCAAAAGAGAGTAAGTGGTTGCATTCCTCAGTTTGGTATGAAATGCATCACGCTCTTTGCCTGCAAAACTAGTTTCTTTTGGATCTACCCCCAACTCTTTTCTCATTTTCTCAAAATCATCGTAGGTTATCGCTGATAATTGCTTGTTCATGTAAAATTCGTTCTCTTTTTCTGCTGTTGGGATTATCTTAAGGGGTATCCCGTTAGACTGGGCATAATCATTTATTTCTTTCAGATCTCTCATTTCGGAATACCTAATGTCCAGGTTGGGGATATATTCATACTTTGTCATTTTCCCTGACGCAATCGCATCAAGTATACTGTCTGGGTCGGTCACCCTTCCCTTCAGCATGGGAAGATAGACAACAATCTCTTTAATATAATCAGAGGCGTTCTCTATCCACGCTTCGTCTGTCACTATCCGGTCTTCCATCTCTGACTTGCCACCACTAGTCCTATCTCTCCAATAATCAAGTGGAGTGCCGCCATACTTCTGACCCAGCTTCCTACCGTCCAAAGTAAATCGCACCTTCCCATCCTTGACTAGGGGGTATCCTTCCTTGAAGGCGAGTGGGGATCGTGCTGTGGAGAGAAAATAGAACTTCCCCTTGTTTCCAATTTCGTCTGAATCGCTGCCGAAGGTACCAGAAGTCATGATGCGATTGGTCTTGGCGATGTCCGCCATTCTACCAAGAGTAGTGCCGTGATAAACAATGTCGCTTATGCCTTCCATGACATATCCCCGCCAACTTTCAACTATAAGTTTCATAACCATAAGTAGTTTCTCTCACATCTTAAAGTATGCTACAGCACCTATCGCCAGGAGTGCGGCGCATGCCAACCCGTACACAACAACTGCCTCACCCACTCATCATCCCGCCGAGGTCCATCTTAGTCTTCCTCCTCCAGAGGTTCGTAATCCACCATCATGCTCCCATGGTCAGCGACCACAGACTCTCGCACAGACATGTATCCCATGTAATCAACAACCTTGCCCACAATCTCTTTCATCAAAGGGCTCCTGCCTGTAATTATCTTTACGGGCATCGCGCCATTGTCAATACTCTTGTAAAGAAAGTCTGACACCGTGTCAACCGCATCTTCGTGCTTTGTCCGGTGCAAGTCTAAAATCCTATTTTTATACTTTCTCTGCTTACTTCTTTTGATACTTTTCATATAATCCTCTAATACCTTGCAAAAACATTTATAAGGTTCCCCTTATCATCAAAAATACATTGCACTACTGCGTCCTGTATAAGCCCTCGTTGTCTTATTTCAATTCTCCCCGCACCCGATTTTGGATCTTCCTCTGCACACAATAATCCCGCTCTCTCTAGCATCTCCTTGAGCGTCTCATAGTCGTTTGGGATCGGGTCGGAATCTTCTTTCTTCATATACCAATAACTAGAGGTAAAATGCCTTTATTTCGTGATCGCCTTTTTGCGTCTTCCGCCGAATGGTTTAACCTCTTTCTCGCGAAACTGGATGGTAGCAGATCCTTTGGTGGTGCGGTGGCGCGCAGTCGCCCACCACGAAGGAGACTCTTTCAAAATGTGCCCCTCATACCACCTACCCCCCTTACAGGGGTCAATCAGAGTCTTCACTTCCGTCACAATATAGAGTGCACCGGCATGCTCACGCTTCCCCTGCCTTCCTTCTACCATATCCCCCGACTTAAAACGAGGAATAGTATTCTTTTCACCCACCCACCTCTGAAAGTAGGGGTTATCTGTCATCCTGCCAAAAAGAGAGATGCTAGGAATGAAGTTTTCCGGATCTTCGCGATACTCCCTCACTTTGGTGGTAAAATATCCTGCTTGCGAATAGTATGTAATCGCATCCTTGAAAAGTTCTCTCTTCTTGAGAGATTTTTTATAATCTTTCTCCCAGGATTCCAATGATTTCACCGCTTCGGGTGAACAATACTCTGCTTCCCACTTTACAAGACTCTCTGCTTGCCTCGCAGTCAATCCTCCATATTTCTCACACTGCTTTAGGAAAGCTTTCGCCATTTCCTCAAGAAAAGAATACTTCACTTTCTTGAATACCTCTATGCACTTTTTTATGCGCGCAGGGTGATCTGTCTGCTCAGATCTGTAGTGCGTTGTGCTGTAAGTCTGATATGTCATAATCTTTGTCCTTTTCTACTAGGTTCTTCGTTTAAGTAGGATTCTAAGCGAGGAAAACACTTCCTCAAGGCGAGGGTGTTCTCCGTTCTGTATTTGAACATTTCGCAATAACCATCGCACATTAAATTGTCTTTTAATATCTTTCCTGTCTTCAGGCAAGTCCATCGTCTCCAGAATAGTTGCAAGACGGTTTTCAAGCATCAAAGGTGCCCGACTTTCTTAAAAAGATCCACGCGCCAATCGTAGAAGTAGTGATGGCGGCCGCCCCTGGTACAAAAACCTCCATCCAGGAAATTGTAAACGTGTCGGCACCAAGATATGTCACTCCCTTGAGTAGAAGGACTACCAAAAAAGTAATCCAAAGAACGGTATCAATCGCTACCAACCCTCTCATCTTATTATCCATTTTGTATAACGCATCAAAAAACATAACTTCTCCTTTTTCTATAATGCTAATCCCACAAGAAATCCTAATGTAAGTCCCGCAATAAACGAGGCAGCAATCATTGGCAAAACCATATTCGCGCATCCTCTCACTTGGTACGCTCCAACCGATCCCACTCCTCGCATAAATCGATGGTGGATAACTGCCCATAACTCTGCGCCATCAGTACCCATAAGATTCGCTTCGCTTCGTCGCTTGTAATAGAATCCGTGCAGTTGTCTTTCACATAGTCCGCTAAACCCATAGCAAATGGAATAGGGTTAGGCGGGAACGACTCACTAAACATTGCGTTCATTAGGTTCTTCACCTGATTTTCAGTAAGGTTTTTTCGTTGTTGATCAGTCATGTGTTGCTCTCTCCACTTCGCTTGCTGGTATCCACCCCATCCACCGGGGGGAATTGACGTGTTTGGTGTCTCTTTCTACGCTCTCAAACAAAATACACTCTACATCTGGAAACGCCTGAACGCGATTTGATGTGCGACCTTGCTCTCCCGAAGGTCCGATCACCAAAGTATGCTCCTTAAAGCGATTCTTGGTTCGACTTGTTGCATCTTTGTTTGGTTTATAAGTAAATTGTCTCATAGTTCTCCTGTTAGGGTTCGTTTGCGCGGCAGTCGCCCCCCATTTGGAGGCAATATCCGCAAAGTCCTTTATCATAACACGGTCCTTTTTCTATATCTAACGCTTCTACTTCGTGCTCGGCGACCAGGGGTGAATCCCCGAATGGCCAACCGCCGATCCAATGCACCTGATATACGGGCAGCATGAGATTATCAAAGCGTTCAGTCACGACTCCTCTCAGAGGGAGCGTCTTCTCTCCGTGAACAACCCTCAAATATCCATGAGGTTGTCTCTTGTGAGTTATCAAATCACCTGGCTTGAGCATGTTACTTTCCTTAGTTGGTGCGTCATGTGTACTGTTGGATGTTCCATTATACCATCTTCGCCTATCCAAGACACGGATGTAAAAGAGCGAGAATCAAAGTATCCTGGTTGCCTGCCTCTTGCGAATTCAGAATTTTCGTCTGAAACCGTTACACCCAGACACCCGCGCTTATGCCCCTGGTCTGTTACGAGATCGCCTATGTTGAGCACTCTATCCCACCAACTTTTCGATTTGAAACTGCGAAACATAGAAGCGTTTCCAATTCGACGGCAGTTCAGCAAGATACATAGAAATGTGCTTGCTGGTGGTGCGACTATTTAGATGTTGACTGGTATCTGGTCCAACCTTCTGGTCACTAACAAACACCCTGGTGGCGGGTTCAGAAGTAGTTACCACCACTGGCGTATTATAGCTATAAAAAGTTGTTAATCGCCCGGTGACGATTTCGGTTTTATTGGCTCCAAGATTAGTTAGTTTAACACCCATTGCGGGTTCCTTTCGTTTGTGGGATCACCCTGATCACATCTTATCATTATAGCACATAGAGATCCCCATGTCAAGTATAATCGTCATGCAGATCTGCTTTTTTTTCACTAGTAATATCACTGAGTTGGGTGCTAAAAAAGGGAGTAATATTTTATTCAACGATTTCAGTGAGTTAGGGGCGCCTCGTTTCCTCAACAATATCAAGACCTTGGAAATCCTCGCTCCCTTCGGGGACTTCGGCCGATTCGAGCCATCGCTCAGAAATGATCTCGTGTTTTTCGCCTGCAATCCAATACACTTTCAATATTTGACCCCACGGTCCCTTCATGCGACCCACCACCAGACCAATTTGTTCCCATTGAGAAGTAGGGTAGGTGGTATATCGCGAATACCGCACCAGATCTCCTACTTCATAGATTCTTTTTTTTTTCGATTGGAGGGGGAAATTTCTTCAAGAAAATCTTTCATAGACTCAACATTGGTTCCGAGGGGCGGATTAACAAAAGGCAGCACGGCATGCACCATCTGAAAAAGCGATGCCGCAAAACACTTAGCAGAGACACGGGTCGCCGCTCTAAAGTGCTCCCAATACGTCTCTCCAACGCTCTCTGGGTGCTTAGTCAGCAGATTCCTTAGCATCTATTCTCGCTCCTCGGTTTCTTCTATATACTTTACACCATCAATATCAAACCGCTCTCTCCAGTAAACCCCATCCACCAGAACATATGTTTTGTGCGCCTCTAAGACCATGCCAACACCTGGAGATCCTTCTACATCAACCTTAACTATATCTCCTACTTTGGGGAGGTATTTTTGATTCATTTCTCAATCCTTTTTCGAACGATCTGAGACAGTCGCCCCACATTAAGATACACCGCCCAAAGATTTATTGCAGTCAATACACCTACAAACAGAATGTGCGATATGTTATCGGCGCCATGCTTGAAGAGCGTCATCCCTACGTCCATACAAATAAAAGTGCAGAACGCACTAATCGCCAGCATTAATGTAGCGATACCCAGTTCGTGCTTGCTTGTTAATTTTTTTAATCTTTCCAACATTTTTGTCTTCCTCTTTCCTCTCGTGTTACCAAGTTAGTAAATAGATCTTAAATCTTTATATTTCTTCGCTGCACCAGCATACTAAACCATATGTGTCTCCACGTACTCCCGAAGCAGAAAAAGATCTTCCCGATCCTCAAAAAGATCCGAATCGTATCCGAGTCGCAACTTTGTATCAATCACGTGAATTTCTTCTGAGATTTCTTTAAGAATTTTATATGTATCGCAAACCAAAAAATTATACACCGAATCTCTCCTATAAATTGTGTCGCATTTCCCGCAGAAGTACATTGTATTCTTCAAGGTGAAAGTCTTTATCGATATCGTACACTACCGTGTAATGCCCCTCAATATAAAAATCGCATAAATCACGATAGCACACCCAAGCATCCTGATACCTCTTGAAGTCTTTTTGAAAAATTATGGAACTCAGTTCACAATATTGTGGGTGGTCCAAAACGACAGTAATCATATGCATTAGCTTGCCTTTTTTGTAGATGTGCGAGTTTCCAAAAGATCTTTCGCTTTAGATATCATGTCGCTAAAATCTTCCATGGGCAGAACGCTTCTCTCAAATTCCCTCTTCTTTCTTGCGCGCAGAAGAAAACAATGCTCCAACAACTCTCCTTCGGAAGAGAGTGGGCCCACAACAACTTCTGCATCGCTAACATACGCCACCATCATTTTAGTTTTCTTCGCCATTTCTACGCCCTACAAAAGAGTTTTTCACCAACAACAATCCACTTATTATCACCATCGCGTAACAATACACTACAACAAATATCTTTCCTGGTTTCCTAAAAGCCATCTTTGCGCCTCCACCCTTGTAGAGAATCCATCTAGCAATCCAAACACTCCGGTCCTCTCGTCTTCTTCAATTCTGCGAATGGTATATCTTTTATCTAGATCAACCACCCTAGAGGTGATGAAATATTTTTGTTTATAAATACCCGACTCAATATCAATGCCTGCTATACTAAAATTCATCGCTATACTTCATTGGAGGTTTTCCAGCTGATTTCTATCCACCGATTATTGCGGCTATTGGATGACTGAATGTATACATCCGGCAGGCGAATCCTCAGTGCCTGAAGAGTGGGATTCAAATAGTCTTGTCCAAGTTTGTTCATGTCATACACGAATTTCCACTCTCCTGCATCGGCAGACAAATATACCCACTCAGCAATATTAAGAGCGACATCTCGCGCTTTCGCTTCGATTTTAGCAAGTTCTTGCGGAGAGGAGGAAGCACTTAAATCTTTCTTTTTCAGAAGGGCGCTCCGCGTAAGAGATATGAGGTCTTCTTTAGATAAGGGCGTTAAACTATCTAAAGGATCGCCTTCATCAGGAATATCCTCTTCTTCCTGCTTTAAAAAAGTCTTTTCTTCTTCCGGCTCGATGTATATATCAAATTCTGTAAAGTTTTCCATTTTTTCAACCCTCGTTGTTTTTCCCTATTGGATATTTACTGTTATAAGCACCGCTCTCTTGGCGACTACTTCAAAAAGATAATCAGAAAAAAGTACCTCTTCCTCCATCTCCGATTGAGATTTCCACATCACCCAAGCGTCCATATAATCTTGTAAAATAGTAGAAGCTTCAGTGAAAGGTTTCACCCCTTCGTCTGACGCCTCCATCTCCGAAATCGCGGCCGCCAAAGCTCCCATGCTATGGTGGTTAAATATTCCCTCATCGAAGACAAACGAACCTGATATGCTATCACTCATAACTCACTTCCTCTCTCTAGGTAAATAGTATCACCGAAGAACTAAAACCCTCTCTTTTGTTTTGAAATATGGAGAAGACGATCCTCCTCGATCTGTAATCCACACCCGCTGACACTTCGATGGCCCGGGCTTCGGCGCGTACATATCAGTAAGAATAATATGCCCATCAAACCCATGCTTGTTGACATAGCTTGTGGGGGCATCAAAATTAGTGCCACCGCGCAGCACCCTGTTGTGCTTTCGCTTCTCTCCTTTTTTCCAAACAAAAATCTCAGATTCAAAAACCTGATCGTCAAAAGGTATCACTACAAACTCCGCTATCTTTGCTAACTCTTCTAGTTCGGCAAAGAACGCACTCAACATTCCATCACTAACAGATCCAGATTGATCAATGCTAATAGCAATCCTCGCTTGCCTTTGAGACTTCTTCCCTGCGTGGATATAGGGGTACCTTCGGTTAATCTTCTTTATCGATGACTTCTTTGTGACCACCTGAGACGTTCTCACGAAGTATCTAAGCAACTTTCTCCAGTCAAGGGTACTGCCAGCAAGGAATTCCCTGATATGGTCTCTCACGCGATGTGAGACGCTCCCCCACGACCCATCCTTGTCGCACTCTTGTGCCGCTTTTCGGGATATTTCCTTAAGTCTTTCTTTGGCAATCTCTTTAGTTTGTGCATCCACCTCTCGCCAAGATTCGTGACTATCAAATTGACCTGAATCCTGCTTGGCACCATTCCCATCCCCGTCTCCATCTTTACCCTTCTCTTTTGGTTTTGACTTCTGATCCTTCTTCAGACGCTCCAAATACCATTCAGATGCTTGGTGAAGGGGGTAATTAGCATAGTCTCCCTCTCCGGGAACGCAACACCCTTTTGGAAGTTCATCTAAAATAAATCCATTGATAGCGAGATCGGTCGCGATGTTCCATAGGGTGCTCATGCCATCGTGAGGCAGTCGTTCAGTTACGTGCTCGAATACAAGATGATAAAATTCATGCTTCAAGACTCCAGACTTTTCTTTGTCAGTGAGACCGGCAAAATATTCAGGATTATAATATAGTTCAAAATATCCCGTATCCTTGCTTACCCCAACGCCTGCGGTTGGTACCACGTAACTCACCCTTTTGTCTACGCGCCGCGATAAGGCGGCGAAGAATGGTTCATCTTGCAGCAATCTATAGATATGCTTGTTCAAATCAAACGACATTTCTTTTCTTCCTTTTCCTTTTTTCCTTGAATATTCTTATTCTCTTATCATTTGGACTTACCAAGCTTTCCTTATACCCGCGTGATCCGTCCAGCCACCAAATCTTATAATACAATTTTAAATAATGATTAATTTCATTTCCGGGTCCATAGTACCTGGAGCATACCAACCCCAGAAACCCAGTTTCAAGGTGTTCGACAAGATCACCTAACTTAAATTTATGCTGGCGCATCCCACTCTCTCTCGGATGCCCAATCAACATATGTCATGATGCATTTGGCAGCACAGCTTTCATATGCTGCTTCGTCTATCTTCACGCCTAGTCCCTCAGCAAGTTCTTTACCATTCTTCCATGCTTCCATTTCCTCATCAATAACCTGAACCCTGTAGGCGTATGACTTGATCGGCTTGCCAGTGATATCTGACTTTGCTAGCAGTTGATATTTCCCATAGCGATATGCGCCATTAGAACCAACTTCACGGTTCATGGCATGCCCAATCTCATGCAAGAGAGTGTAAAATTGGTTCTCATCAGTCTGGGATCCGTTTATGATAATTAGTCTGTCTTCCGGAAGATATCTGTCAACCTGACCTGTCGTAAAGACAACGGTAATCTGCTTCACCTCTTTCGCCCATTTCACAACCTTGCTCATGTACTTGCTATATTTACTCTTATAAGGCATTTTTTTCAGCCATCCTTTCTCTTTGTGGTTTATTTATTTTCTTCTGGAATCTTCGCGACAAGTGCTACCAGGTGATCGCCAATTCTTTTTCCCTTTATTTCAGTACCATGAAACTTAAGAATATTTTCTTTCATCGATGATTTGCCCACAACAGCAAACAATTTCATCGCCATTTCGCCTGGCAACGAAACAAAGTATAGTGCTAAGTTAGTCAGTTGGTTCTCGGAAAGAAGAACGGTCTCAAAAACATTTGAAGCGTCCATTTTTTCGATCAAAGCGCCATGCTGATTGATGTCAAACTCTGCGGTAAGATCAATCTTGCCCTCATCTAGGATGTCTTCCACCGTTACCAGTTTCTCATAGTTGGTAATAAAATCCCTAAAAGAGATGGCGGCCTCAAACCCCACGAACCCCTGCGCCAGCGTGAAAAGAAGTAAACTATTTTTCTCCGCCAACGGTTCCTCCATTGTGGTGAGGGTGTCTGCGAGTCTCACCCAGGAACGACGGCTTGGATATACCTTTCCGGGTTCAAAATTCCCCTCAGAATGCTCCAGGTGATTTCTGTTTTGATTAATAAAGTCCCATATGGTGTGCTCCACCACATCTTTGGACCACGTAAGCCAATCCTCCACGGTTGGTTCAACATCGAAAACAGTATATCGATCTAACTCGGCGGGATCCATTTCCCCCACTTGATATTCTGATGAGTTTTCTCCGCCATTCACAGCGGCAACAACAACTGTATCCTCATGGAGAGTGTGTCCATTGATTTTTCGAGAATCAGTGAGTTCAAAAATTCCCTGTCGCACCTCTGGAGTTGCTCGATCAATCTCATCCAAGAACAACAACACCCCGCGATCACACGCTTCCTTGAACCAATCTGGCGGATTCCACTTGGTGGAGTCACCTTCAACCGATGGCAACCCCATAAGGTCACCTTCGGTCATCTGAGACGCTCGACGCTCGATAACGCCATCTGTATAATCAAGTTCCTCCTCAATCTGATACACGATCTCAGATTTGCCGATTCCGTGCCTTCCTCTTAAGATTATAGGGTAGCGTGCATTCAAAATATGCGGCGCCGTCAAAAGAAATGTTTTAAAGTCAACTGATGCCATCTGTTTTTCCTTTTTTGTTTGGAGTATTTGTTGAGGTTAAAAATTACATTTATTTAGTCAATAGATCTACACTCTCGCTGTCCACCTAGCTGACTCAGATCAGCAAAATGCTCTTTCACTCCATACCATCCTTGCATGAAATCAAAAGGGCGATTCTTCGTTAGTTGCGCATACGAAACACGCACCGGAGACGCTACTTTCCAATATCCTCCAGATGCACCAGCACCCAATTCTAAATATTGAGATTCAGACATCTTCTTTAGTTCGCCCCTATATTTAAACCTGTGACCATCGTCGCACCATTCTTTTTTCAGTTCGTGTTGCGGAAAACGGATCCTCCATCTTTTCCCTCTAATGTACCCATAAGAACCACCCACTACAGAGTGTTCACCAAGAACGTGCACTTCAATCCATCTTTTCCCCGGTTTTCTGAAAAATAAGTCTTTCCAGCTAAATTGAGTAATGATTGCCAATGCTGTTGTCTTTTTCTTGCCGTTCTGCGTTTGAATATATTCTACAAGGGCGCCGGCACCGATTCCCTGTTCCTCTATGTCATCTTGAACGAGTTGCAAGTATGCCCTATTTATTTTTGCAAACTTAGCCCTATCGAGGGATAAATCGTTGCACGTCCTTCGGTCATGCCCCGTTTCAATACAATAAGAACATTTCCTCGCTTTTCTCTTCTTTTTGGGGAGATATTCCATTCTCTACGCCTTCCCTATGAGGTGATCCGTGAGTTGACTGCCAGATCTCATGCGAAGTAATTCAAACAATGAGGAAAACTGAATCCACTGAGATCCTTTATCCGTCATTTTATCATAAGAGACAATAATCATATATTTCTCCGCATCATATACTGACATAAGATCGAGTATCGTTCCCCGATCCTCATCATCAACTTCCAATTCTTCTACCAAAATGGGTGCTGTTGCAAAAATGCTTTCTTCCCCTTCTTTTTGATAAATTTTTACTAGAATCATGCCTTCATACCTTTCTTCAATTTAGTTCCGTTCCTTATTATCGCACAGATCACATTAGATGTCAAGCTTTATCTTCGGGATCTCATAAGTCACCGGTTTTGGTACACTTTTTTCCGGATCTTTCGCAGATCTCCGTAAGGCACTGTTTTTGTTGGGTTTCTTATAAGACCGTGATTTTGCTGTCCTTTTCGAGGGTGTTTTTGCGGAATCACGTAAAGCGCTGATTTTGTTGCACTCTTCGATTTTCTTCTTTAATTCTAGGGAGATAGACTTATTCTCCCCCTCTAGGGCCGCAATGCGATCCCTCTGATATGAGATTAGATCTTCCAATTCGCCGATTTCTCTTTTCGATTTGCCTAATTCTTGAAACAAATCTTCAATCCGCTTCTCTCTCTCTTGGATAATCTGGGCTAACTGCGCTGGGACTCCTTCCGCGTTTTTCTTATTTAATCCATCCGCTACTTGTTGCGCGACGGGGATGTATTTTTGTAATGGCATTTATTTTTCTCCTCTTCTTATGCTTTCACAAATCTTATGGTGGTGCTTTTCGCAAACAAACTTTCTATCTTTGGTTTGCCATTTCCACTCGCTAAAACAATACTCACATTTCTTACTAAAATCAATATCAATCCCGCGAAGCAAAAAGAGCGCAACTCGTTTGCGAACCTCTATGAGTAATTTCATTTCAAAACCCTGGACTAACCTGGGTGGCGTAATATAAAAGTGCTCCTCCATATAAAATAATTGCGACCCACTCTCTCTTCATCTGCTTAAAGAGCAATCCATAACTTCTCACAACCAGCATCCATGCTAGTGAATACTTTACAATATTGTGATCCGAAACAAACAAAGACGCAATAAGCATCACAAAAGAAAAGAATACTATTACCGAGTACGCCCCTCCAAGTGCCTCAACTTCATCTTTGTTCTCATTTTTTTTCTCGTCAGACATATTTTCTCCTTTTAAATATAATTACCCTTATTATTTTTTGTTTGCGGTCTTTTCTTTTTCTTGACAATTCCATCCTTGATGAATGTCCAATGCCAAAGTTCTTCTTCTACATCATTATAAAATCCATACTTCCTTGCATTCCTCACCATCCACCAATACAATATTGTTCTATACTTCTTACCGCCAATTGTCTTGGTGGTGCCGCAAATATCAATCGACATTCCTTGCTGGTGGGTACTCCATCCTGGTTTCGCAGCGAAATCTCCCTTCCTTCTTTTTAAACGAAATTGCTGCCGGTAAGTACGATACGCACTTGTGACTCTTAGATAGAATCCATCTTGGGCGGCCGCAGTTGTCATCTCCCTAAACCTTTCGGCGGCAGTAGATGAAAGAGAAAGAGAATCTCCGCCAGAGTCTTTCTGGTGTATTGACGATACATACAGAAAGTAGGGTTTCCCATGCTTGTATCCCTTTACTCCACTTTGCGGCAAATCGCCGCTTCCCCCATTTCCCAAAACAGACAAAACAAATAAGATGTTAGAAACTAACATTAATTAATCCTTTCTTGCAGTAAAGCAATATCTTGCTTATCCATCCACATCCGCTTATTTTCTCCAACCCACAATACAAATATCTTGGGAACCGATGCGGGATCTCGTTGGTTTATAAAGCATGTGATCCCGAGATCTCTAAAATCACAAATGTCAAAACTCCTGAATGTTGTTAACAAAACAATTCCAATTCCCGCTTCCAGTGCAGGATCATTTCTGAAGTATACCACATCCCCTATGCGGATGTCAAGCTCTTTCTTTGCTTTTCTCTCTAACGGATTACCAACACTCGCCATCATACTAGTAAATAGTCTAGTTTGATAACTCCGTCCCACCATCAGCACCTTCTGGCATGCAAACATTCGCAAATATATCTTGCAGCATCATGGTGTATCTATTTCCATCGGCCGGACCAATCTCATAATACCTATCTAACTCCCCGTAGAGTATTGAATCCCAATTCCACAGGTATGTCGTCTTCGATATAATAAATACCTCTATCTTATCTCCGGGTACACAAGATCCTATCTGACAATCGATGATATAGGGAGATATGTGTGATTGTCCTAAATTAGACCACGTTTGGGCCGCCTCATCTGTAATCATTATTATATAAGGATAGGCGTCATTTCTCCACCCTATGCCAGCAGGATCGCTTGGCAATACCAGATCATACAATGTATCATAACTCGGCTCCATGCCTCCCCCGTCACAATCAAGAATTGCTAACCGGGCAAGAAAAGAAGTAACATCCACAAGGGGAGGAATAGTTATAACCTCATATCGTGGTTGGTACGCGCCCATTGGTGCGTGATTGGAAGGCGGAAGAACAACCAACCCAAAGCGATGCTCCGTATCTGCGAAGTCCGCAACATAAGCAGAAATCCCTTGTGCTAGTGCGTGAATATACGGGCACATAGATCCTGATATATCGATAGCAAATACCATGTCCACCTTTTCGTGAATATTTAAGTCTTCATCTATCTCGCCATCGCAGTCATTGTCCAACTCGTCACACACTTCTTCTGTTGGTCCAATCTCGCCAACACACTCTCCCCACTCGCCTTCCTCGCAGGTCGCGACGCCTGCTTTACATTCGCCGACGCCTAGAGTTTCTGAGGATTGGACGCCGCATGCCGACTCCATCATATCGATAACCCCGTCACAATCATCGTCCCAGTTGTTGCATACCTCTTCTTCAGTTCCAAACCAAAAGCACTCTCCCCACATACCGAACTGATCACATATTTGAACGCCGACACCACAACTCATCATAGCGCCAGTGTATTGATCTTCCATCGGATCCTCAACGCAAGATTGGGCGTCTCCTTCGATGCATGGGCACCCCTCGTCTACTTCGCCATCGCAGTCATTATCAAATCCATCACAGTATTCAATCCCCGGCGTTGCAGCGGTGCAACCCTCCCAAGATCCATAAGAGCAGAACTCTACGCCAAATCCGCAATCTGTCTCGCACAATCGTTCCAATCCTTCATCAACGATGCCATCACAATTATCATCTGCACTATTGCAAACTTCATTCTGTGGGTATTGAGCGTCAATGCAAAGCATTTCTCCGCTAACGCAAGTGTTATATCCGTAATAACACGCTCCCCAACTTTCGGCGGGCCCGCACGCATCCCCTTCCCCGAGAGAAAAATCATCCACAATGCCATTGCAATTGTTGTCCACGGTATCACACTGCTCTGGAGTCGGAAACACTTGCCCCTCACACCCAGTCCACGCGCCGCGTTCGCATGTAACAATGCCCGCCTTGCACGGGGAGTTTCCGCCGAAGACTGTATCTTCTCCCCCCGTCCAGCACTCAAACGGTCCTATCTCGTCTACTTCACCATCACAATCATTATCCGCGCCGTCACAAATTTCCTCGTGACCGGGATGCGCTGCTGGATTTGTATCATCACAATCTGTTTTTGGTCCCAAGCACGATTCGGGATCGTTGAACGAATCTCCGTCCTCATCGATAAACAATCCATTGTCTATCACTGCATCACAATCGTTGTCTAATCCATCACATATTTCGTCAACTGGACCTATTTGTCCTACGCAAATATCTTGATTGTTTTCGTCGCATTCTGTATGCCCAAGTCTGCATTCCCCTTTCGTGCGAGAAATATAATCTTCTCCGACTACTTCCATTCCACCGTCAGCGAAGGAAACACAAGCCTGCGTGGCAGGGCATTCAAAAAAGAGATTCCCATCGTCACAATCACAAGCGTTAAAGAATGCTAAAATGGCGAATGGTACGAACCAATATTTGCTAACTCTCATACATCCTACCTTCTCATTTCGTCCCGCCGTCTTCTTGCTTTTGCAAAATCATTTCCAGTATATATTCTCTTCTTTCTTCTGTCAAGCTTATAATCCATTTTGAAACAATATTGTCTGACGCTTGCACATACACGCTTCCGACTCCATCGCAATAATTGCATGTATAGGTCTTATTACGGCATACCATGCAGATGCTCCTAACATACAGTCTATCATCTTTATCCATGTTTTTGAATATTTTTCCCGGATCAACCTCAACAACTCTAACCCTTCCCCTGCCGTTTATCTTTCTTTTCTTGAGGTCTTCATCCTCTAAAATAACTAGTATTCAATCCCCCAAAAAAGAAAAACGCACCAAAAGGTGCGTTTCTCGTCGGGTATGGGTGCTAATTTATAGCAATAGATGTCGCCCTAGATTCCTCCGTGGGAGGAATGCGTATCCTGAGTAACCCATTCTCAAACGAAGCGCTTGACTGCCTCATATCGAGTTGGTGATCGTAATCAACAAACGATCTCGTAAAAGATCTGCGAGCGATTCTTCGGGAATTCTTATCTCCCTCCGAAATAGATTCACAAAAGATCGCAATCGAGTTATTTTTAACCTCGATGTTCAAATCTTCTTTAGTGAACCCTGCTAGTGCTATCTCGATGACTTGATTATCCTCATCATCTTTGTAGAGATCCGTTAGAGGATATCCCTCCGTTGATCGCCTTACCATCGTAAATGGATCGCTAAATACTTGATCAAAAAACTGATCAAAGGTATTTCTCCCCACGATTGAGGGAATTGTTTTTATCATTGCGTTAGTCATATTTGTTCTCCTTTATAAGCAAGCTTGTGACTTGGTTAGTACGCCCCGTTATGGCGGCGCATTATTAATATAAACACCACAGAATGGGTGTCAAGTGGTGGACCCGGTAGGATTTGAACCTACGGCCAACCCGTTATGAGCGGGTCGCTCTACCACTGAGCTACAAGTCCAAAAAATGTTCAATAAGTTTGATAACCCATAAGAGGGGGGGGGCATGCCCCCCTCTTATGTTATTTCTTTTTCTTACTCTTCCTGGGGAAGACTATTTCTTTCTCATTCATCAGCTTCATCGATATATAATTGCATACGAACGGATCGAAGGTTTCATAGGTTATTACACGGATTTTTCTTTTCGCCCCCATTAATGCAACAATGGAGTCTATCTTTCCCTGTAAACCGGATTCCACAGTTTCCGAAACAAAAGTAAAATCGTGTTTGTTTTCTTCTATGATGGGAATCCCGTATCTCAGAAATTGGTCGATGGTGCCGCCCCAATCCAGGTGTCCCGTCTTTAGTTCCACATATCCCCGAGTAGGGTGGAGGGCATCTACCGAAGGTGTGCCGCCATCACCCCAAAGTAGGTGCTTGCCATTAACACTGGCGCCCGGTTGAACTTCAAAGCTCCACTTATCCCCATCCTGCATTTTCCGCACGCACTCTTGAAACGCCGGATGCACATCCTTAACTTCATCCACAGTCACCTCTTTATTTGAGCGGACTGATTTGACGTGCTTGACATATTCATTTTCTGAGGCGTCTTCGCCAAAAGTTTCCAATACCCTATTGATGATATCCGCAGGTATTGGACTCCCTAACTCAATCTTGTGACCGCAGGTGGGGAAGTGAGTGCTGCCTTTGGTAGTTCTCACGTCAAGATATTGGACTGCCCGGTTGAGGCGATACAATTGAGCGGGATCCTCCTCGCGAAGATCTGCGAGCAAATCTATGTCCTTTCTAGAGAAGATATTTTCGTGAGCGATCACAAAACCATTGACCATTATCGGAAGAAGATACGACTTTCGATGTATTTTTCCGCCTCTTAGAAGATCGTTGATTGTGTTAAACACTTTCGCATTTTCTTCCCACTGTTTTTCCAGCATCGCGCAATCTAGCTTTTTCTCTTTTGCCAGCTCTGTGGTCCTAGATAAGTCTGCCGCAAGAGACTCTCCATAAATAAGACGCGCCCTGGCGCCGGAATCATCGATTTTAACAAACGGTCCACATTTATATGCGCCCAGTTTTCGTGATGACGACGGTGGTTGTCCTATCTCATACGCGGCCGGATTCTGCGGATCTCTCACGGGATATACGCCCGCGCCTTCTTTGTGGGCGTCGATAGTTCCCTCGCAATAAATCTGTTCACCATCCAAATAAACAGTTCCCCGAAATTCAATAGACTCAATCGGATCCCATCCATAGCTCTCTGCGGCGGCGCTTGTCGCACCCAAGAACTCATCATAGAAAGGAGTATTAGAGCAAACGCTCTGCAAGAGTTTGTTCATCGCACTCTTCACCGAAGTCTTAAATTTTTTAGTCTCAGTTTTGTCCTCTAATGTGAACTCCGGTAAATATGGGTCTTTCCACCAGTAAGTTAGACCCTGAAGGGGTTGTGGTGCACCACTGCCGCACAATTGAGAGAGGTGCTGTTCTGCCTCCTCTTTATCCATTGTTGCCGTAGGCGTCCAACGATCATCCCCGGCCGGATTGGTCCAATAATCGGTCACAAAAACATTTGCACTGTTTCTGTCTGGAGCAAGAATGGTCGCAAAGTGACACTTTTCTGACAATTTCTCCAGTTTTGACTTGATGAACTGAGCATATATATAAGAGGTACCCTTCCCGTGCTCATGCATGAGTTCGATTTGGGGTGCTCCCACTTTTCCCATGCTTTCCAGTCTGTCAAGCCCTGCGCGTCCAGGGACGCCTCCGACGTTATCTGACAGTTTTAGAGCGATCACCGAAGCTTGTCCGGTGACGGGATCGGTGATCAAAAAGAGATCAAAGTCCAAAACAGGAGCAGGAATCCCGTATTCGTGCGCCGCATCGATGACGTTTGCCCACGCCTCCTTTATGGCGCTTAGGGTGGTCCCCCCGGCAACCCTAGATCTTAATGACTTGTTTGTTAGGTTTTTCTTCACGTATCGTTCCTCTCTTGTTGGTTTATCAACAGATCACATTATAGCAGATCACTTTTAATCTGTCAAGCTATTTCTCAATGTTTTTTGTTTTCTATTGAACTACGGAGCCTTCGGACCAGAACCTTTTATTCTTGCGTTCGTCTGTTATCACCAGAACTTCAATAGCATCAGGAATAATCTTGTGTTTGTAATATTCCAAATATCCATATAGCGAATTAGGTTGCTTCTTGTGAAACTTTTTCCTTGGTGGTGGCAGATTTAAATGCGCCAGGCAACCTTCCACTACCTCTTTCTCTGAAAGTCCCCCATCAAGATATTTCTGAAAGTCCCCTTTCAGATATCCTCCGACAACCCATCTTTTGGTGCCAAACCCTTTAACATCCCAAAACATTGATCCGTGGTATCTGCCATCTTTCTTTTCGTCTTTGGCGGATCCAAATCCGTATTCATCAATTGGTTTCCAACTGCATGCGATTTCCATACATCCTCACTTCCTATTTTTTTTGTTTTTGCTAAGATGCTTCTCAAGTTCCATAAACCCGCCAAGAAGTTCCATTTTGCCCCGACTATCACAGTCAAGCACAACAGGAACCGTATGGTGGTTAAACTGGCCCTTTACCATCTCAAAATATTTCTCTGACTTGTCCACAACCGTCACTACATATTGCGATCCCTTCTCTTCCAGAAGACCTATCGCATCCTTGCAGTAAGGACAATCTACCTTTATAAAAAGGTGGAAAAACGAAAACATATCTCTTATCCCTTCAAAAGGCGAGATTTAGAAGCGTAGCATTTCTCCACAATTTGCGCTGGAGTGCCTACCACTGTTATATTTTCTGGTTGCGCGCCAGATCGCAAGGTGACTATAGAGAATGACTGTTCTTCGTGCAAATCCCAAGGCAAAGTGCCTTCCTCAAGCAACTTATTTGTTGCATCATCAGACTTTACACTCACCACACTCTCTGGATTTACATAAATCTCTTTCATTTCATATTTGTTGTTTGTCATCTTCCAATTTACTTCTACAAGTTTTACTAACATTTTTTATCTCCTAACCACAAATTCAAATGCAGAATCTTTATGTAGCGTCCACACTTTCCCCATGCAAAAAACTTTACAATACTTCTTTAATGAATCACTTCCAATAAACACTCCCACTTCTGGTTTTGTGGTAAAAATGTAATTACCCAGATCTAGCACTTCGTCAACCAACAACACATTTGATGGCACGTGCACCAGATCACCCTTCCTCATCTATATCTGTCTCCTCAACATCTGTCTCCTCAACATCTTCGCTGATGGCGAGTTCGGGCGTCTTCATTGCAAGATTGCAATATTGATAGAGGATATTCATACAATCCTCCATCCTTGCATCAATCTTTGCAATCTTTTTCCTAGCGGAGTCCAGAACCACAATGCCCTCATTACAGTCGTTTACTTTACCAGATCGCTCCAAAGAATCTGCCAAATCTAGCAAATCTGCATCCTCCATGTCTCGAAGGCGGGCCCGAATATCATTTACCAAAACCGCCGCCTCTCTTGGAATATCCTCTAAGAATGTCGTATACGATATTTTTACATCCATATCAATATCTCCCTCCTAAGAGACTATGATACTCCTCTTCTTTTCACTTGTCAAGCTTTTTTTAACTTATTATTTTTGTTATAATATAAGATATTACACCGATCATTGAAGAAATAAGCATCCACATCAATTTGGAAGATGTTTTCTTCCAACCTTCCAACTCTCTCAGTCTCGCGTATAGTCCTTCATCGGGGTGGTAAACCGCTTCCTTTACTTTAGATATATCTTGCGCCATATCTTCTTGCTTTTCCTTTAGCTCATCAATTTTTATAGCGAGGACATCCAATTTCCCATCTAAATGGGCCAAAGTGGTTTTAGTGTTTGTCTTACAATCCTCATCACCCACATCTTAATCCTCTCGCGCAATAAGTATAAATAGTATCTTATGTATCAATAATGGCGTGGCTAGTTGTAATAAGTGTGCCGATTGCCGATACAGAATTCTGAAGAGCACACCTTGTTACTTTTGTCGGATCTATGATGCCTTTCTTCATCAAATTAACCACCTCTCCTGTCGATAAATCAAATCCCTCTCCATTTTTCGCCTCCAGCGCACGCCCCAGAACAACATCTGGTTTACTTCCCGCATTCTGTGCCATCTGTTTCAGTGGATCTTCAACCGCTCTAAGAACTATCTTGGCGCCGAGTTCTTGATCGGAGTTGGTTGCATCAATTTTCACATCTCTAGATGCCTGAATGAGCGCCATCCCTCCGCCACAAACCATTCCCTCTTGCTGGGCTGACTTCACCGCTTCCAAGGCGTCCTCGATGCGATGCCTCTTTTCCACCATTTCAACTTCGGTATTGCCACCAACATTAATTATGGCGATTCCGCTCGCCAATCTAGTAATCCGCTCTTGTATCCTCTCGCACACTTGCATATTATCTGTCTGCTCAAACTGTGACTTAAGAAAATCGATTCGCTCGCTAATAGATGAGTCACTACCTTTGCCTCCAACAATAGTTGTTAGCACCTTGGATGATTCAATAGTCTTAGCGTTTCCCAGATGAGACAACTTAACATCCCTTAGTTTCAATCCGGATGCACGAGAAACAAATGTCGCCCCTACGCTAATTGCCAAATCTTCTAAAATACTCCGGCGCTCTTCGCCATATCGTGGGGCTTTTATCGCCGCCACCTTCATCGTTCCCCTCACGGTGTTCATAATCATCGCCGCAAGAGCTTGACCTTCAATATCTTCCGCCACCACAATCAAAGGGCGACCATCTCTAGCGATCAATTCCAGAACAGAAAGAATGTCTTCGACAAACTCTATCTTTTCATCAGTAATGAGGAAGAGGGGGTCATTGTGTTTGAGAACGCCTCTACGCTCGTCTGTGACAAAAGCGCCAGCGGCGTACCCACTATCAAACCTAAACCCCTCTACGACATCTAGGCTCGTCTCAAGGGACTTCCCGTCCTCTATTGTAATAGACCCATCTTTACCTATCATGTCTATCGCTGTAGCAATAAGTTTACCTATGGACCTATCACCATTCGCTGAAATGGTGGCGATATCTTCAATGTCACTGAGACTTACCACCTTCTGGGAAATGCCTTTTAAATTATCAACAATCACATCTGTCGCTTTATCAAGGCCCCGCTTTAATTCAACGGGAGATGCTCCTGCAACAATGTGCTTCTGCGCTTCTATGAAAATCGCACGCGCTAAAACAATCGCAGTCGTTGTTCCGTCGCCGGCCCTTGCATTAGTCTCCTCGCTCGCTTGCTTTATTACTTGTGCGCCCACGTTCTCAAACGGATCATCAAAGTCAACAAATCTTGCGACCGTTACTCCGTCTTTTGTGATTATTGGGTTGCCGTTCTTTGGGTGGAGGATAACATTTCTTCCTCTCGGTCCCATTGTGGCGGCGACATTATCCGCCAACTTGTTTATTCCGTCTAATATTTTTTGATTTAGACCTCTCTGTGCGTCAAGATATTCTTTCGACATTATTCCTCCAGTTATTCTCCGCGATTAGTAGGGTAGGGATTATTATACAGCTTTGGATTCTTTTGTTTAAAAATTTGTTTTAGCTTTTTTGTCTCTTTTTTGCTTGTGCCGAGAATATAAACATACTTGTGTTTTGAAACCACTTCTCGGACCTGACAACTTTCCCTGTACGCCTTTTCCCTTTCCTTAATTTTTTCCTTGATGCTTGAAGTCGAACATATTGCTATACCTGAAGGCATCTTATCCCAGTCAGGACTATATTTCTTCATCCATTTTGACCACTGATCTTTGCTAATGCCTATCTCTGCGGCATAGCGATAATACTTTGACTTCTTTCTAAACTCTCTTCCGCTAAACCATCCTTGCTTCTTGTTGTTGGGATCAAAGTATTGCCTCGTTACTCCCGCACCTTTGCCTAGGTAAAAGAAATTACACGCTTGATACAGCGTCCCTAACTCTTTCGCCTCCGGATCAGAGTACGCTGTGAAGTATCTGAACGCGGTATTTTGAACCGTCCAGCGGATGGATTTCATTATCAGCCATGATCCAAGATTCTTGGGTGACCAACTAATACAAGCGCCGCGAGATATCAACTTCTCAAGATCGCTATTCTCCCTACCAAGCAGATGGGAGAACGTATTCGGAACTGCCATAATGATTACACCTGCGAGGATGTTCCCTTCCTTGAGGCGAGCAGTGAATCGTTGGGTTGGGCGATTAGGAAGTTTACCAAGCCACTCGTGCTTCTTTATGAAGTCACGAACCTCTTCGCACTTCTCCTTTTCCGTCTTGTCAACATATTCAAAGGAAAAATCTTTTGTGGACAATTCTTTGTAATCAACCCAAGGAGGGAGATCTTCCAAATCTTCCCTAAGATTATCTTCCCTTATTTGATACTGCCAGCAATGATCTTTATCGTAGTCTTTCCATCTCTCGTGTGGATCTGACATTATTCCTCCGATCAATAAAATGATCTGTTCTATTATACTCGCGTCTTATATGGTTGTCAAGGGATATTATGAGTATGGTTCAATTTTAAATTTGGAAGCGGTTTCTTCTGCCATTCCCTCTATCTTGTAACTAAAGTTGGCCAACCTATTGATAAACTGTAATTTCAAATAAACTGGTTCAAGGGTTTGAGTCTTCTCGCCCATCCTCGCTCCCGTCATCATAGAGGCGTAAAAAGCATTATAGTTTGGTTCTGAACCATCCAACATCTTGGTGCTGCTCTTGCCAACCTGAATTTCCATGAGAGGATATTTATCAAATTTCCCCATTTCGATATCCTTTTTCGAAGATTCCTTGTATTGTTCTACAGTCTTTGGTCCCCATACCCCGTCGCCAGTTCCATAAGCGATGAATAGAGGGAGTTTGGTGTTGCCAAATTTCGCATCAGCAATGGTGTCAACAGAGGTTTGAACCAGGGCGGATCTCGCCTCTTCGGCAGTCTTGCTGCTATTTAAGATTTGTTGGAGCATCTGATTGAGAGTCTGGAAGGAGGCGAAATTGGTGCATAGTTTTACGCAGTTTGCCAAAAGAGTTTTTTCTATAACTCTTTCCATCCTGGGTCTTCCTTTCGCGGGTTCATCATAATCAGGTTCTGCCACCTTGGAGGCGCCCTTCATGTATTCTAGCAAAGCTTTGGCAGATTCCTGAAAAGCTTTGATGTTATCCTCCGAAAATTCAGAGTTTCCATCTATAAATCTAACCAGATCTGATCCGTCTGACAACCCATTGATGGCATCAATCTTTTCAATCATCATCTTTCTTTCTTTTTCAAACTGACCCTTGTTTTTTGGCGACAACATATTCCCGCTCAATGTCTGCACTTGTCTGTAAAGTTCTACCGTGATCTGTGTTCTTTCTCCCTCGCTTAAGTTCTCCGCTCCCTCCATTGATTGCAAGAGATGAAAAAGTTTATCACCCGCCTCATTCATTTCAGTGCCGCCCGCTTCTGTGGCGGCGGACTGTCCCGCACCCCAAACCTTCTTGGCGAGTCCAGAAATGAATTCTTTTACTTTTTCATAGACTGATTTGACAACTCCCAATCCCCTTTTGGCGAAGTCAGCGAGCGCACCTTCATTGAGTCCCTCTGCGATTTCTTGGTCATAGTACATAGCTCCGGACGCCATTAACTCTTTCTCTGATAGTTTCCACCAGTTATCACCGTGGGTTTCTCGCATCCACGCGCCCAACTGATCTGCGTTCGCCGACAGTTTGTCCTGCTTTTCAATGGCGCCTGCTGCATAAGCGATTGCTGCAATAAAAATAGCCAGCGCTGCGTCCTGCTCCCCCATGCGCCCCAACGACATATCTAATCCTGCCGTCTGCATAAGATCCTGTGGCGATACCGACAATTGTCCCAGGTAATCATTGAATGTCCTAGAAAGTTTGCCGATTCTGGCGCCTTTCTTAGATTTCTTAAGCGAAACCTGTATAAATTCTATGTCTCCCCCCACCGTAACAACACCCGTCTTTTCGTTAGCTTCCACGGATTTGTTTTCTGCAAGTGCCGCCAAGAGATCGCCTCTAGTGCCCTTGGTGACAATAACCATGTCTGCCGTGTTCGGTTTTATATCTTTTCTTTCTGATTTTGTAAAATTAAGTTTTTCGGCATCACTGTGGTTGGCAATGGCCGAATAGTAATCCCCAATGCTGGCGTTGATCAAACTCAACCCAGTGCCCCAGTTTTTGACAGGAGGAAGTTTCTTGATGTCGCCGCCTACCCACTGGATAAAGGCGGGCAAAGAGGCGGCCGCCTCCCCGTTTTCGTCATTCAAAACTTTCTGCATCCATGCGGCGCCTTTGGGGATCATATCCACACTTTCGTGTTCGTTAGTCAGCGCGATGATCTCCTCTGTAGTTGGAAGGGTTCGGTCGCCATCCAGTTTTGCCACAATAAGGGCGCAAGTCTCATAAACAGTAGCACCAGCAGTTCCGGCGGGAGGTTTATGTCCTAGTGCAGTAAGATTTGCCTCCGCTTCGGGACCACCCAAAGATGAGGCGCCCTCCTTCAGAATCCCCAAGGAATACTCTATCTCTTTATCAATAAACTCTAATACTGGATGCTTCTTTGCATTAACGCTTTTCTTTGGATTTATGCCTAACTCTCTATCAATGAACTCTGATAATATTTGGGCGCCATCTTTCATTTTATTTTTTCCTTTTCAGATTCTATCTGTTTGCGAATCTCTTCGCTCTTTCTAAATTCAGTAGCTAGTCTGCCAACCTGGTGCCTTCTCTGAAGTTCAACACATTTATTCCATTGCTTCTTATGCTTCCGCAGCAAGAAGAAAATGATGATAGTATAGTATATCCTATACCAAGTTCTCTTAAGCATATTGATCTTTCCTGGTCTGATCTCATAATTCTAAAATAAATAGTTTCGAGTAAGCATAAAGGATCTGTTTCTCTTTGTCAAATAAAAAAAACCACCTGCTTAAAGGGTACAGGTGGGTTTTAGGGTGGTATAATTATTAAGTGTATATTACTTTTTAGATTTAAAAAGTCTTTTCTTGACTCGCTTAGTCACTTCAGCGACAATATCATCCAAGCTCTCTTGTTGATAATCGCGCATTGCGGGTGCTTCCTCTTCGGGTTCCACCTCAGCAGATGCCATTTCCACGTCGCCTACTTCCACTTCTGCTTCCTCGCCAGGCTCTTCCAGCGGTGCTTCTGCTTCGTCGCCAGAGACAGCGACTTCTACTCCAGTGTGAGCACTGATAGCATCAGCAATCGCCTTAACCAGCCCCTCGATATCACCTCCAGCGGCGGGTGGTTCCTCGGCGGGCGCGTCCAAGGGAGCGTCAAGCACTGCCTCTTCCTCTCCGAATTCCTCTTCCTCGGCAAACTCTTCTTTCACAACTTCATCAGTCACATCTTCGTCAACGACACCTTCAGTTACCTCTTCGTCAACGACACCTTCAGTTACCTCTTCGTCAGCACCCTCAGTAACATCATCGGCGGAAGAATCTTGATTCTCCTCGATCTCTTCCTCTTCCTTGACAAACTTTTCATTGATGAATCCATCCGAAAGTGGAGCGAGGTTGGCCAACTTCATAAATTGACGAACTGACCCTTCTTCCAATAAAGATTTTTTAGACATAATTCTCTTTCTCCCTCTAAAATGCCGCTTCTTGCGGCAAAGAAATTCCAAATCACTAATAAGTAGTATTTAAAAACATAAAAAACCCTTTTCAATGCTGCACGGCAAGCATTCTTTTGCCCACCTTTTGAAGCGTCTTATCTTGGATTTGTTTTACTCTCACATAACTGATATTTAACCTCTCGGCGACCTCGTGAAGAGTCATGTCTCCATTCTTCTCAATCGCGATCAGAGCACAGTTGTGGTCATCTTCATAATCAATCCACATTCGGCACCCACTCTCTCGGCAACTAACATTTTCTTTCATACATTTCGTAGCACACTTTCTCATAATTCCATTTCCTCTTCAAACATATCAAAGATGTCTTCGATCTCGTCTTCTGATAGTCTAAACTTCTTATTTGTATTATGAGTCATTTTTCTTTCTTTGTCAAGTGTTTTTTGCTTATTTTTTACATAAAGATTTTTTCTTTTCTTAAATTCTATTATATAATCAATAAAAGTAGGATCGTCTTCAAGAAATGACGCGACCACTCCCCTAAAGAATTGGCGCTTAGTAATTCCTTCATGCTTAAGTTTGATTAGCAGATTAGCATAAGTTGTATCTGCATCCTCGAATCCAATAATCACACACGACCCGCTTCAACAGACTCCACCGCAGATATGGCTGCGGACCAGCACTTGGGGCAGTAAAGTCTTACAACATTTTCAGTGTTCTTAACCACCACATGCCACGCCTTTACCATTTCTTTGTCTTGCTTGTCAAAGAGACCCAGGCATGCGCTACATTCGCTGGGAAGTCTATCAAACATATTGAGCTTTTGCTGCACGTCTTTTTTAGCGCGCTTGCGGGAAGTCGTAACCCTTTTTATTTTCTTCGGCATAATTTAAATCCATCAATCTAAGGATTGCGTTTATTTCTTTAATGAACAAGGTGTGCTCCGGAGTCCACCCTTGGTATTGATCGCCTTCGTGATCCGGATCTCCTTGCCCGCCTGGGTTTGCTGCCCGAATAGATGCATGAATAAGTTCATGTACCAAAGAAGTGTCGTAGATGTTCTGACCGCTTTCAATTTTTACAACTATGTGCCCTTTATCTAAAGTAAGACCCACGGCCTTTCCTTCCACCACAAGAGTGCCGTCAACTCTATATCCATTTTTAAATGGGAGTGAGTGCGGCTTCCACTCAATCATTATATTGTTCAAATTATTGAAAACAGCATCCGCCGGATCTCCAAACCACTCCTCCCAATAAACATAAAAAAGTTGAAGAGCCATTGAAACATCCGTTGTACTTGGAAAATTACATTCCGATTCAATCTGATATGAAAACTTCCATCCCGTAATTCTAGTCAACTCATTCTTGGTTGTGCAATCATTTATTCCATCTTTTCTAAAATTTCCCGAGAACGTGAAACACCCTACAGCGACACAAATCGCAGTTACTAGGATAAAAAGAGGATAAAAGATTCTCTTATACATTATAACTAACTAGTTTTTTATCTGCTAATAGACATAATAGTGGGAGACAGTCCTCGGTGATACCAATTAAATACTACTACCGCAGACGGAAAAGGCGCACCAGTTTTTGCATCTCCAAACTTCAATCTTCCTCTAATAAAGTAGATCTCGGCCGCTTTCATGCAGTAATCGTGCCAGTATGAAGTATCCGTTCTTGCGGGGAGGAGCATCACCACGATACTTCCATGCTGACGGGATTCCTCATATGCTTTCTTGATCCACTTCTTTATATCTTTGCCGTAGGGGGGATTAACAAATACTTTTTTGTTACGCCCCCAATCCTTTGTCAATCCGTCGTCTTCTTCTGTGTAATATTCTTTACACTTCGCGTTCTCCTTGGTAGCGCAAGGATCCAAGTCAAAACCAAATCTCTCATCTAATATATCGTAAAAATACTGAGGGGTTTCCCAGCTCATGTCCTTGCTACTAAACATAACATCCTTAGTGTGCTTATCCATTGTCAAAACCTTTCTGTGTTGTGTTGGTGGAGCGGGAAATGGGATTCGAACCCACGACTTCAACCTTGGCAAGGTTACACTCTACCACTGAGTTATTCCCGCAAAAAAAGTGGGAGGGTTCATTGCGCCGTCCTGCCCTCCCAGTCAGGAGCATGAGGATTGCCTACATGCTTGCCGATGGAGGCGCGTAAAGATTGTCTATGCGCCCCTAAAAAGAAATAATTGCGTTTACCGCAACAACGTGTCCGTTTTCGGGAGTGCCAAGTTTCAGATCGGGAGTAAGAAGATCCCCTTCTGATTGCAAAAAGTATTCTGCTACCAATGAATAATTCTCATAGGCCGTCAATGAAACTCCAGCGAGCACACGATTCTCAATAAATCCGCCTTCACTCAAGAAAACCTCATCTCCGATATGAAATCCAAAATTCATATTATAAAGCGACTGAGAATATCCCAAGGTGGTTTTTTCGCGAAGAGCGAAAGAACCCAACCCTACGTCAGTAATATCTGCGCTATTCACCGTCTGCTGCAACCGCGTTCGTTTGGAAATTTCCAAACCACGATAGCTATACTTAGCATTTCCATCCACTTGCAAGCGGCTAGTGTTAACACCTGCTTCGTTGGCATTCCTAGCGCCGACTGCAACTCCAACACCAGTGCCACCAATCGAAAAAAGATCAGCGAACTCTTTACTCAAAGTTAGCTGCGTATGATTATACGCCGGCAATGAAAAAACATCAATATTATTGATGTCAGTTTCAACATTTTCTCTTACTTGTTCTTGGATAGATACATCCACTCCTTTTAAATTTACTTCTCCTGTGGCTGATATCCTTACGTGAGATTGTGCATGTAACACGCCACTCCCCAGCAAGGAAACCACAAAAATATACATTATATTTTTCATAATTTTCTCCTTTTTTATCTCTCACTTTCGTGATCGATATAAATATCAGCATATTTTAAGTCGAGCTGGCGACTGTCTTTCTTATCTGTGCTTCCTAAAGCACCATCCTTCCTATCGCTCATCGCGATAGGATAATAGTTGTACAAATCTTTATCGTGTTTTTCAAACGCTTTAAAATGAACAACTGGATACATTACAACTTGAGCGATCTTGTCGCCCAAGTAAATTGTTTGAGTTTCTTTACCCACGTTATGAAGGTTGACAAATACTTCTCCGTCGTAACCAGGATCAATAATACACGCGCCCACCAGCAGACTGCGCTTGGAAGCGTTACCTGATCGGTTCTTTACTTCCAAGCAGTATCCGTGAGGGATGCCAAACCTATATCCTGTTTGAAATAACGCCGTAGACCCCGGATTTAAAGTTATCTCTTGTCCGCCTTCTGGATTATAAAACAGATCTAATCCAGCATCACTTGGGTTTGCCCTAGAGGGCGGAATAACGTTATCTCTTACTCTAACATACTCTAAAATCATTTTTATCCTCTTGACGAGAAGAAGGGGATTTGCTTCGGAATAATGCTTACACTATCCCCGTCGATGGCCACCTCAAATTCAGTTTCATTATATGACCTCAAGTCACCATCATAATCAATGATTGTGAAATCATCTTCTCTTCCATCCGGGTCTCTTACGAGTTCAATTCTAATCATTTTCTTTTCTCCTATCGTTCAAAATGTACTAACATGTCTGGAAACGCAACAATCTGCGTTCCAACACATCCGGCGTCTTCACCGGCATCAACGATACCTCCATCAAGATCATCGCACCTTACTCTATCATCTTCTACGCACCCTGTCAAGGACAAAATGCCTGCTACTATAATTTTTTTCATATTTACTCCTTTTATCCTAGTAATCTAAAAGTATGACGTATACTTCTAGTGCTAAATCCCCATACGGGATCGTACTCTAATTTCGCCACATAGGGATGGTTTACGTGAATCGTGTCCTTCCCTTTTTGAATTCCCCAGCACTTGATCGCTGTTACTTCGCTGTTCTTGTCAATCGCTTCCACAAGCCACCAATCTTTACCATGCTTCGTCTTCTTGGGAATAATCTTGCGAGGAATAAACCACACAAGTTTCAAGTCTGGATCATACTCGCTAATAGGCGGCACAAACTTCTCTTCCAATCTTCTTTCCACTTCTCTGGTCATAACCAAGTCAAAAGGAAACAGTCCAGTCAAATCAATAAGATTTTCCATCTTTTCTCCCGAAGTGAAGTCGCCTTCCTGCACATACTTCTCTATGTTTTCCAATAGATTCTTTTCCTTGCGCGGCCGCTCACTCGCTACTGCTTTCCAAAAATGCTTCATCCCACTAAACCGATCATCAATCAATTCATTCAACGCTTGCGAGCGCACCAAAGCATCAATACTCTTTTTGTTAACCTTCGAGTAAAGCATCCTATCATCAAACAAGAACTCCTCAATTGTGTTGAATGGGCGGTGATCAACAATCTCTTTGATTGCTGCATCGCCTAGACCTTTAATGCTAGAGAGTGGCTGGATCAGAGTCTTTCCATCTTCACTAATTTCCCAGGTAAACCCGCTCGTGTTGATATCAAGTTTCTTTATGCCGAACCCCATACTCCGAGCGACATTAATCGCCTTTTCCTTGCGAGACTCTGGTTCTTTATCAAGGAATGCTGCTACCCATTCCGATGGATAATAATTTAACAGCCACGCACACTGAAACGATAGAATACTATAACTCAAAGCGTGCGATTTATTAAATCCATACCCAGAGAAAAACTCAAATGTATCCCACAATTTCTGAGCGGCATCTGCGCGCATTCCCTTCTCCAAACACCCCGTGATAAACTTATCATGGATTCGCGTCTTAACTTTATTCTTTTTGGATCCTCGCTTTGTCAAGATCTTTCTCAGCATATTGCCTTCATCCAAACTAATATCATTTCCTAGTCGATGCGCAAGCAATGCGATCTGTTCTTGAAAAATAAGGAATCCATAGGTTTCTTTTGTAACTTCCTTCACAATTTTATGTGCATATTTAATCTCACCTGGATTGCGCTTGGCAGCGATGTAATGCTTGTCCACTTTGGCAGACAACGGTCCTGGTCGATAGATGCTAGTAATCGCAGACAAGTCAACAATATTTTCTGGTTTTACTTGTTTGCAGAACCTTTGCGCACCACCTTCTGTAAACTGAAACACGCCTGCCCACTTTCCTTTACAAAAAACATTCTTATATACCTTCTGATCATTCATGTCCAAAACTCTGGGATGAAGATTTTTGTCATAAAAAGCTTTTATTTCTTCAAAAGATGGATCCTTTTTGTCGTAGTGACGTTTAAGTATATGAGTGATGGCACCTTCCATCATCCTCAGCGTAGTCAATCCCAAGATATCAAACTTAATAAACCCCATCGGTTCTAGATGCCTAACATTCTGTCCTTCACTCCACGGAGTTTGCTTCACTCCTCCGCTGTTAATCAGCGGCATGTGCTTATCTAAGTTATCTCCCACAACCACACCACCAGCGTGGCGAGAGCAACTCCTTATTTGCCCATACAAAGCGTTTACGTTTGTCGCTACATCCGGATACCTTCTAAAAAAGTCTTGAAGCGACGGGCTATGCTGACGCAGTTCTTCAAAATTCGGAATGTATAACCCCGACATTATTCCTTTCGCTGCTTTTGCAGCGGGCGTCGCTTCCCTCATCATCGCGTTCGTAACCATGTTCACCTCTTTAAAGGGAATTCCCTGAATCTTGCTGATGTCCTTTAGCAAAGACTTTAGTTGCAGCGTGTTCCAGTTGCTAATGGGTACCACTTTGTCATCTCCCCACTCCTCAATCAGCGCTTCCTTCAGTTCCATAGGATCAGAAACATCATAATCGATATCTGGAAATCCCATTTCTTTTTGGTTCTTCGTCATAAACCTCTCAAAAAGAAGATCATATTTGATTGGATCTACCTGAGTAATGCCGAGGGCGTAAGCAACCAAAGAACCGGCCGCACTTCCACGTGCGGGCCCGACCAATTGTTTAGACACCGCAATATCTGCAATCGCTTTCATTGTCAAAAAATACTGAGCAAATTTGTTAGTATTGATTATTTCAAGTTCTTCTTCTAATCGTTCTACATAAACGGTCTTTTCACCCAAGCCCAATTCCCCGAGTGCTTCAGTCGCATAATCAACCAAGGTTGTTCCGGCGTCTTTACCTGCGGGGACCACAAAACTTGGAAGCCGTACCTCGTTGCTTGGTAGAAACCGGGATATTCTTTCATGGGCAATGTGATGTGTCTCGGTGATAGAGTCGCGTACCACATTATCATCATATTCGAATCCACATTCTCTTGAATATGATTTGTAGGATTCCCACATCTCGTCTCCGTTCTTTGGGTAAAGTTGGTAAGACATTTCCTCAATTGAATTAGGCAAATTAGCATCCACGCCTCCTTTTTTTATCCATCCTAAACTTCTATAGATCTCTCGATGTTTCCACGCTTCTGGATTCGGATAATGACTATCCGCTGTGCTTATCAAGCGAATTCCAAACTCTTTCGCAACCTGAATAATGTGCTTGTTTAGATGATGCTGTTCTTCTACTCTATTCCACTGAAGTTCTGCATACCATCTATCCCCGAATATCTCCACCATTCTTCGAGATGTATTCCTCATCGCCTCTAAGACCGCTTCAGCGCCCGTCTCACGGTGTTCCCAGAAATCTCCCGCGTATACTCCGCCCAAACAAGCAGACGCCGCAATGACGCCCTCATTGTGCTCCTGGAGCATATCGTAATCTACACGTGGAAAGCGATAATAGTTTCCCTCCTTGTGGCTTTTGCTTATAAGCTGAAAGATGTTGGTTAGCCCTTTTTGGTTTTGCGCTAGCAGAATTAAATGTCTTCGCTTATTCAGAGAATTTTTTATTACTTTCTTGGTCTCGCCTTCATCTTCTACCGTTACGCCAGCGATATCGCCATCCAGTTTCGCTTGTCTTTTTTTGCTTGCCGCTCTTTCTTCCTTGACACGCTCATAATCCTCTTTCCAATCCTTGACAGAAGGAATAAAATACGCCTCAACACCAAAAATTGGTTTGAAGTCTTTACCTTCTTCTTTCATCTTCTTTGCGTGTATCACTTGATACGCCAGTCCATTCATGTTGCCGTGATCGGTTAACGCCAAGGCATCCATGCCATTACCATATGCAAAATCCATATGTTCTTGGGGATATCCTAATCCGTCAAATACGCTTGCTACGCTATGAGCGTGTAGTCCAACAAAGGGAATCGATGATTCTTTTCTTTCCATAGTAGGTTTTCCTGTCAATTAAGGTTCGAAGCGTATTATAGCAGATCACTTTCCGGTTGTCAAGCTATTTCTTGCGAACTCCATAAGATGCTGATACTACGAGAGT